AAGGCAACTGAGGAAGCAAGAAAGCAGTCAGGCGCTCTCTCAGAGTATGCACGCAAAGAGGTGATCGGCACTGCTAACGGTTTGCAATCTCAAGCCGTAGCAGGTCGCATCGCCGAAGGTGCAAGGGTTAAGAAATCATCAAAGATTGGTGAAATAACTTACGGTTTTGCATCTCAGAAATTTAGCGGTGGAGCAACTACCAAAGACATTTGGGGTGGCTCAGAGTTTGGTTCAAATAAATATAAGCAGTTTCCAGTTTGGTCGGGGCGTGAAGGTCGCGGTTCAAAAGGTTGGTTTATTTATCCAACACTACGCAGAATCCAACCTTACATTGTTAGTGAGTGGACTGCGGCATTTAGTCGCATCCTGAAAGAGTGGGGATAATGGCAACAGGTACTAGAGCATTAACCCTCAAACTCATTGCAGACATTGATGACTTTAATAAGAATCTCAACAAAGGCTCAACAGAGGTCGAAGGCTTCGGTGGCAAAATTGAGAAGTTTGGCAAGATGGCAGCAGCAGCATTTGCAGCAGCAGCAGTGGCAGCAGCAGCTTACGCAGGCAAACTCGCCATTGATGGAGTCAAGGCAGCCATCGAGGATGAAGCAGCGCAGGTTCGCCTTGCAGCAGCTCTCGAAAATGCAACAGGTGCAACTCGCGACCAAATCGCAGCAGTTGAACAACAAATCACAAAGACTGCACTTGCAACAGGTGTAGCAGACGATCAACTTCGTCCAGCATTGCAACGCCTAGCAGTTTCTACAGGTGACACAACAAAGGCTCAAGAACTTCTCAACCTTGCATTGGATGTCGCTCAGGCAACAGGTAAGCCACTTGAAACAGTGGCAAACGCATTAGGTAAAGCATATGATGGCAATACCGCATCACTTGGCAAACTAGGCATTGGTTTATCAGCAGCAGAACTCAAGACAATGAGTTTCACTGATGTTCAAAATCAACTATCGAATTTATTTGGTGGCGCTGCAGCAGCTAACGCGGAAACCTTCCAGGGTCGAATTGCTCGACTCAAGGTTGCCTTTGATGAAGCAAAAGAAACTATTGGCTACGCCTTGCTTCCAATCATTGAAAGATTAGTTTCATTTATTGTCAATCAGGTTGTTCCTAATTTTGAGAAGTTCGCTAGTGCGTTTGACCCAATCAAAAAAGCAATTATCGACAATAAGGAATCATTTCAAACATTGTTTGATTTTATTGGAGATTATGTCATTCCAATTTTGACAACTCTTGCAGGTGGAGCGCTTCGAGTTGTTGGTGAAGTGTTTGGCAAAATTATTAGCATTATCGGTGCAGCAATAGACAAGATTGCAGCATTTGTTGAGTCAGTCAAGAACATGGTCAATGCGGTTATCAGCGCTTACAATCGCCTCCCAACACCCGATATTGGCTTAATTGGTGCAGGTGGTGGTTTCGCAGGCGGTGGCGCTCCAGGAGCAATTAGCGGTGGAGGTAACGCAGGGATACTCGCTGCAGTTTCAGGACTGGCAACAGTAAGTTCAAGCATGGCAGGTTTGGCAGGCGGTGGAGGCGGTAGCGGTAAGGGTGCGACTGCAGCTAATAAAGCAGCTCTTGCAAGGCTCGAAGCCGATGCAGCAAAACTTGGTGACTTAGTAGATCAACTTATGGGCGTTCAAAAGGTTGACCCGTTTGGTTATGGCACATTTAGAATGGGCGAAGCAAAGTCATTGCAGCAATACAACATCACCGTCAATGGTGCAATCGATTCAGAATCTACTGCTCGACAAATCGTTGAGATTCTTAATGATTCAGCAGCTAGAGGAACGCTTGGCGCAGGAGCATTTGACCGATGACCGCATGGACTCCTGTTTGGCAGGTATCGATTGACGGGGGCACATTTACAACAGTCACCCTTGCCAATTTATCAGTAGCCTCAGGCAGAACAGACATCTATCAACAACCCGTTGCTGGCTATTGCACAGTTGAGTTAGTTAACACAAACGGGGCAGATTTCAGCATTGATGTCAATGATTCATTCACATTGCAGGTTAAGAACACTAGCGGAACATTCACTGCAATCTTTGGTGGCTATGTCACAGACATTGACCAATCGGTCAAGTCAAGCGGAGCATCAGCAATCGTTCAATCATTCAGAATTACTGCGCTCGGTGCATTGTCCAAACTTCCAAAGATTTTAACTAATGGCGTTTTGTCTAAGGATTTTGACGGTGATCAGATTTATTCAATCCTAGAGCCTGTATTTAGAAACTCATGGAATGAAGTTGCTCCTGCTTTAACTTGGGCTGCTTATACTCCTGCAACTGAAACATGGGCTAATGCTCAAAATGTCGGACTAGGCGAAATTGACCAACCTGGAGATTATGAACTGACTGCTCGATCATCGAGTGAAATTGATGTTTATTCCCTTATTTCAGGACTTGCAATTTCAGGACTCGGTTACATTTACGAGGATGCTCAAGGGCGCATTTGTTATGCCGATGCAACTCATCGCAGTCAATACCTTGCAGCTAATGGATACACCGAACTTTCAGCAAATCACGCCTTATCTAAAGGCATTGCTACATCACGCCGAATTGGTGACATCCGAAACAAGGTGAGCATCACTCACAAAGCAGGTTCAATTCATACTGCTCAAGATGACACTTCAATCGCTCTTTATGGTCAACAGGCTCAAAACATTCTTACATCGATTGAGAAAAATGCCGATGCTATTGCTCAGGCAAATTTCTATTTAGCCCTGAGAGCCAATCCGCAAAGCCTGTTCAAATCAATTACCTTTGAATTGACCAACCCTGAGTTAGATGATGCAGATCGTGATGCGCTTATCGGGGCATTTATGGGACTCCCGCTTTACATCACAGACTTGCCTGCAAATCTAGTAGGTGGCTCATTTGAAGGATTCGTCGAGGGCTGGTCATTCAATGCTGGATTCAACAAACTTTCAGTCACACTAAATTTGTCCCCTGTGGCGTTTAGTTTGCAATTTATGAAGTGGTCAGATGTTGGGGCTGCTGAAACATGGAACACACTTAACCCAACCCTCGAATGGATTGACGCTACAATAGTAGCCTGATAAAGGAGAAAAATGGCAAGCACTACCAACTATGGGTGGACTACACCCGATGACAGTAATTATGTAAAAGATGGAGCATCGGCAATCCGTACTCTTGGCTCTGCCATTGACTCCACACTCAAGACACAAATCGATGCACAGATTCCCGACTCATTACTTACAACAACTGGAGATGTTATCTATGCAAGCGGAGCATCTACACCTGCGCGTTTAGGTATTGGAACAAATGGGCAGGTTTTGGGTTCAAATGGAACTACTCCAGTTTGGACAAATGCAGTTGGAACAGATGCAGTTTTAACTGCTGAAACCGCAACTCAGTACATAAGAAGTTTTACAGGACAAGGTAATTTTGCGAGTCTTAATTGGGCTGCAAATACAACTTATTATATTCCGATTTATTTACCGACATTTTCAGCAGATAGAATTGCATTTACAACATCAAGCACAACAGGCGGAACTAATGGTCCAGTACGCATGGGATTATACAATTCAAGTTCAACAACAGGCAGACCAACTACAGTAGTTTTTGATGCTGGAACAGTTACCGCAACTGCAATAAGTACAGAATACTCAATTACAATTTCACAAAACATTAACGCTGGTTGGTATTATTTAGCAATAAATCCTACTACTACAACTTGGCGATGCAGCGCAGCGGCAAACGCTCAACAAATATCATATTTTAATTCAATATCAACAACTACAAGTGCAGCAGCACTAACTCATTTTACTGAGTCAGGAATTACTGGAGCATTTACTACCGCTGGAACTTTAACTGGAGTATCAACTGCAATACCTATCGTAGGATTGAGAGTAGCGTAATGACTAAACAAATTAAATCAGTAACTTATGGCTTAGGTGGATACGATGAATCTATGCCAGATAACAATGTTGTATCTATTGAGTATTACTCAAAGGATGAATTGGCTCAGTTAGCCTTGCAGGAAAAAGCAGCAGCAGATAAGGCTGCTCTTTTGGAACGCCTCGGTTTAACTGAGGATGAACTAAAAACTATTCTCGGATAATGAAGCCAAAGTTATCTAAGTCAGCCATCCAACTTCGAGAGCAGCTAGATGACTCATTCCCCGATCGTGATCGTCGCTCGGACTCAGGGGCTTACTCAGATGCAAGGCATGCTGCTCGTAAGTCTGACCACAATGCGGATGCTAATGGTTGGGTACGCGCCATCGACATTGACCGTGACTTATCCAAAGGGCGCGATGTCATGCCCGACTTGGTTGATCAGGTTCGACTATATGCCAAAAAACATGGACGATTTAGTTACATCATTTTTGACAAAAAAATTGCTTCACCCATCCTTAACTGGAAATGGCGTAAATACAAGGGCGTTAACCCACACAACAAACATGCGCATTTCTCGTTTCGCCAGGATGCGGACATGGATGAATCGTTTTTCAAAGAAATCCCTATGATCGGAGCAGAATGAAACTATCAAAGAACACAAAGAACGCAATCAAGTCTTACCTCAAGGCAGTTGCAGTTTCAGCAATTACTTTAGGACTTGCACTCGTTGCAGACATTCGCCCTGAGTACGCAGTTCTTGCATCAGCGTTAGTTGCCCCAATCGTCAAATACCTTGACCCGACCGATGACCAAATCGCATGAGTCCAACAGACTGGACGGGTGTTGCAGTTGCTGCAGTGACCGTTATTGGTTCATTTTTTGGATCAGTGCGTTGGTTGGTAAAGCATTACCTAAACGAGTTAAAGCCAAATTCAGGAAGTAGCATGCGCGACCAAATTACCGCATTAGAAGCGCGTGTCGAAACAATCATTCGCATCCTAGAGAAGTGACAATTTACTCATGGCAAGGAAAGCAACTAAGCAGCTAGAGGAACAAGGCTACTCAAAACTTGATGCTTACTGCATCGGGCTTCATGAGTTTTGGAAATCTCTAAAAAAGGCAGGCTTTCCTGATTCAATTTGCATGTCAATGATCATGGAAAAATCTGCTTATCCTGATTGGCTTTTGCCTACTCCAATAAACCCAAACATTCCTGAACCTGACTGGTATGACGATGAGGATGAATGAAACGAACAGTAGTAGTTCCCGATTTGCAAATCCCTCTACACGATGCACATACCGTTTCTAATGTTGCGCGTTTTATTAAGGCTTACAAACCCGATGTTGTCCTTACTCTTGGAGATGAAGCAGATTTCACAGAAATCGGGCGTTGGAGTGAAGGCAAACCTGGATGGTACGAGCAGACTTTAGCTGCTAATCGGGACATGACTGTTGATGTCCTTTGGAGTTTAGGCGAATACGCCAAACAACAACACATGATTCGTTCTAATCATACGGATCGATTGTTCAATGTCATTATGAATAAAATCCCGAGTTTCCTATCATTGCCCGAACTCAAGTTTGAGAAGTTCATGAAGTTGGACGAACTAGGCATCACTTACCATAAGACCCCGTTTAGGGTCGCTGGAAGCGGTTCTAACGCGATTTTAGCCGTTCATGGGGACGAGGGCAGCATCAAGCCTACTCCAGGCTTAACCGCCTTAGAAGCCTCAAGAAGGGCAGGTTTTGGAATTATCTGCGGTCACACTCACAGAGCAGGTTTCAGTCAATTCTCAGAATCATCAGCAGGGCGCATAGGTCGAATCCTTAGAGGTTGGGAGGGTGGTCATCTCATGGATGTCAGAAAGGCAACCTACACTAAAGGCACGATGAACTGGCAACAGGCATTTATTACGGTTGAGGAAATCGGGTCAAATGTCCAGGTCAACATTATTAACATAGAAAAGGACGGGACATTCGTTGTGTCAGGTAAGAGATACGGGCGCGCTCGGTAACGACATCATACGGGACATCGATGACCAAATGGATGACTCAGAATCGTTACCGTTTCGTTATACAAATAAACGAGATTTTGTCAGGTAAGTGTGCAACCCTAATCCAGTAGCGAAATCCAGTAGCTGCAAAGGGAGCAAGAAATGATAATCAATTCACTAACAATCCTCACAGTTGTTGGGGTTTGCATGGCAATCTATTTTTCATTTAAGTTGGGCTTAGAGGTTGGTTATGATCGTGGAATTGTTGACGGTCGCAAAGCCTTAAGAAAGCAGTTTGAGCAGGTTGGTCGATGAAAGCAACCGAGGCGCTCATTAATGCAATCGACATTATGCAAGATCGTGGTCGAATCTACGGTCATCCGAAAATCAATCAAGGTCGGATTGCTTCAAGGCTATCCAATTTATTTGATTTCCCAATCTCAGACTCTCAAGCTGCGCTTGCAATGGTCGAAGTCAAACTTAGCCGAATCCAGGAAACCCCTAGTCACACAGACTCCTACATCGATGCAATCGCTTATCTTGCAATAGCACTCCAACTACAAACTGAGGAGGATGAACTTTATGTTTAATCTTGACAATTATGAGCCAGTTGAAAAACGACTAGGCAATCCAACAAAGGTAACCACATTTTGGGAGGACTATCCTGATGGGCGTGTTGAAACAGAACTTATTTCTTTCCAGGGTGATCGATACATTGTTAAAGCATGGCTTTATCGTACTTACGCGGATAGCGTGCCGTTTTCCTC